CGGGTGACCGCCCGGCGGGCGGGGCGGCGCCGCTTCGCCGTGACGGCCGGCAACAGCGGCAAGATCGAAGGCATGCTGAAGGAGGCCGCGCCCTATCTCTCGCGCGCCATGGACGAGTTCGACACCGAACCGCTGGCGCTCAACTGCGAGACGGGGACACTGCGCTTCCGCCTGGAGCGGACAGAGGACGAGGAATCGGACCCCGCCGACCCGCAGTATCGCGAGGCGCATGTGGCAGAACTTTCGCCCCACCGGCGCGAGGACTTCATCACCAAGCTCGCTCCCGTCGCCTGGGCGCCGGATGCGCCGCGGCCGGCCTTCGAGCGGTTCATCCGCCGCATCCTGCCGAACGAGGCCGTCAGGGCCTTCGTGCAGCGCTATCTCGGCTACAGCCTGACCGCGCTGACCCGCGAGCAGGTCTTCGTGATCTTCCATGGCGAGGGCCGCAACGGCAAATCGACGCTGGTGGACGTGGTGGCGAAGGTGCTCGGCGACTATGGCACCACGGTGCCGATCGCCACCCTCGTCGGCGACGACCGGCGCAAGGGCGGCGAGGCGACGCCTGACCTCGTCCGGCTGCCGGGCGCGCGCTTCGTGCGCACCGCCGAGCCGAAGCAGGGCATGCCCTTCGACGAGAGCCTGATCAAGGCGCTGACCGGCGGCGAACCGATCCTCGTGCGGCGGCTCAACCAGGAGTTCATCGAGGTCTATCCGACCTTCAAGCTGGTCGTCTCCTGCAACCGCAAGCCGGAGATCCGCGGCGACGACGACGGCATCTGGCGGCGCGTGCTGCTGGTGCCCTTCGACGTGCAGATTCCGGAAGGCGAGGTCGACAAGGGCCTGACCGCGAAGCTGTGGGAGGAGCGCTCCGGCATCCTCGCCTGGCTGGTGGAAGGCGCGCTCGCCTATCTCGACGGCGGCCTGCAGCCCCCCGACGAGGTGAGGGGGGCGACGCGGGAGTATCGGGACGAGAGCGACATTCTCGGCTCCTTCGTGCGCGCCGCCCTTGAGGTGACGCGCGACACGGGCGACGCCATCGAAAGCGGCCGGCTCTACACGATCTATGAGAACTGGTGCCGCCTGAACGGCCACACGCCATGGCGCGCCGAGACCTTCTCCAAGCGCATGCCGAAGGCGGCGGAGCGGCACGGCTTCGTCAAGGTGAAGTCGTCCATCAGCGTCTACCAGGGCATCCGCGCGCGGCCGGAGTTCCTCGGGCCGGCGCCCTCACGCACCCACGGGGACTGATCGCGGGAGGCTAGGGAGGGAAATGGCGCTGCCGGCCGCCGTTGCCTCCCATGAAGGGTGCAAGGGAAATCAAGGGGTTGGAGGCAATCGCGGGAGGCTAGGGAGGCTAGGGAGGCAAATCCGCGCGTCACGCATGAGAGACGAGGGGCGAGGGGTGATGCCCCTGTATTGAAAACGGCTCTCTATGTGGCGTGAGACATTTTCCCTCCCTTGCCTCCCCACCTTCCCATGAAGTGAAAAAGAGACGGAAAGACAAACGGTTAGCGAAGCGGGTTTTCGGGAGGGAACGGGTAGGAACGAGAGTTTCCCTCCCTATCCTCCCACAGGAGAGAGCAAGGGCGATGAAAGAGGTCGGAATCGAGGAGTTCGCCGCCTGGTGCGTGCAGGAGGAGTGGCCGAAGGTCAGTGCTCGCCATGTGGATGAAGACGAGGCCACGCGTGCGGCGCTTCTCAAGGACATCGCGCGGCTGACCGGAACCGGCATGGGATGGCCGGGTCTGGCCGAAATGAGCTGGGGCGGCATGGTGGGCGGGACAGTGAGGGCCCGGATACCAGAAGGCGAGCCGCACCCGGATGCTGTTCTGTTCAGCCAAGCCTGTGCGGCGATGGCGGTGGAGGCCTCGTCGCCCGCCTATGACGTCGCCGACTGCTTGACGGATCAGGCGGACGTGCTGGCAACAGGACCGGCCGAGCGGCTGGCAATGGACTGGCGGCTGGCATCGCCGCACCTCGGCGTGAATCTCATCGATCCTCGCAGCCTCGTCGTAACCTATGCGGCCCGGGCCCGGCGCCGTCGCGATGCCGTCGGCTGGGAGGTGGCTCGGCCTGACTGGCATCCGGACCCTATCGAGAGGGGCTATGTCAGAGGCGACAGCGGCCGCGGCCAGCCGGCCTGGTTCGTCACGGTGCAGAGGCGGGTGAAGATCTCGGGCAGGGGTGAACCGCCGGCCTATGAGATGCGGGCTTGCGAAGAGGACGGGCGTGATGCTCGGCTGCGCCGTCCGCGTCCGGGCGCCTATCGCAAGGTGCTCTTCGACCCCGACCCGGGCTTCGTCGCGCGTGCCCGCCACACCTATGCGGTCTGGTGGTGCGCGCTGGAGTATCTCGCGGCATGGCTGGAGGCGTCCGGCGCGCTCTCGGAGCATCGGGTTCGCGGTCCGCAAGGTGTTGAAAAACCGTGGCAATCAGCTTGGAAGCGGGTTGCTTGACTGCGCCTATCCCTTGACTCATAGTCGGGGTGGTTGATCTCGACCTGATGAAGTCCCGGCGCCGCCAGCGACCGGGGCTTTTCGTTGGCCGCGCGCGGCGCGGCTTACACTGGGCCAAACGGAAATCGGGCCACCCCCCCTTAACGGGTCCTTCCTCGGCCAAAACGCTATGCGGGCGGCAAAGGCGCGGGTGTTCGTCAGACATTCGCAAAATTCGAAGCCTCAAGTTTAGCCAGAGCCTAAAGGTCGGCTCAAATTCAGAAATCGGGCGATGAACGCGGCCAGCACGCTGTCAAAAGGCGAGTTCGCCGCGATGATGGGCGTCTCGCCTGGCCGGGTCTCGCAATGGATTTCGGAAGGCAAGATCACCGCCGATGCCATGTTCGGCACCGGCCACCGGGCGCGCATATATCCCGACATCGCGCGTCAGCAGGTTTCCGGCCGGACTGACCCGGGCCAGCGCTTCGGCAACGGCCTTCCGACCGCAGTCCAGGCCGAGCGGGTCGCGACCGCCGCACCGCCGGCTGATCAGCTGCCGCTGGTTCAACCCGCGCGCAACACGGTCGCCGACCAGATCGCCGCGACGCAGCTCGAGAAGCTGCAGCAGCAGGTTCGCAAGGGCGCCGAGGAAGAGCGGGCCCGCCGCGGCATCTACACGCCGACTTCGGAGGTACGCCGCGCGCTGGGGCGTCTCGCGTCCGACCTGATGACCGCGATCGAGGGCGGGTTGCCCGAGGTCGCGAACAGCCTGGCCGCCAAGTTCAGCGTGCCGAACCGCGACGTCCTGCACGAGCTGCGCGCGGCCTTTCGCCAGATCCGGGAGCGCGCCGCGGCCGAGCATGCGGCCCGCGCCGCCGCGGTCCCAGAGACTGTCGACGACGAAGAGGACGAGCGCGAGGACGAAGAGGCCGAGGCTGCCGGCGAGGACGAGTAGGCCATGCCCATCGCCCTCGCCAATGTGGACCATATCGTCGATACGGTCCTCGCCGAGACGCTGAAGCCGCCGCCGCCCATCGACTTCGAGGCATGGGCCGTCGCCAATATCCGGTTCTCGGAGCGAGAGAGCTCGTTCTCCGGCCCCTACAACCCGAAGCTCTTCCCATTCTTCGGCGAGATGCTCCGGGCGCTCGGTCCCGACGATCCCTGCCGGATCGTCACGATCGCCAAGTCCGCCCAGATCGGCGGAACGGTGCTCGCCAACATCTTCTGCCTGGGCTCCATCGCCATGGATCCCGGCGACTTCCTCTATGTCCACCCGACGGACGACAACGCCCGTCGGTGGTCGCGCGGCAAGCTGACGCCGATGCTGATGGCATCGGCCTCCATCGGGGCAATGTTCCCTGGCTCGTCGCGGTCGGGGAAGGAATCGATCCTCTACAAGGAGCGGACGGACGGCCGCGGCGCCATCCAGATCTCAGGGGCCAACTCGCCGGCCTCGCTCAGCCAGGTGTCGATGAAGCGCCAGGCGCAGGACGACCTGTCGAAGTGGGAGAACAACGACGCCGGCGATCCGGAGACTCAGGCGGACAGCCGCACCCGCGCCTTCGAGTTCGGCAAGATCCTGAAGATCTCGACGCCGCTGGTCATGCCGGGCTGCCGGATCACCCGCAGCTACGAGGCGGGCAGCCAGGAGGTCTATCTCGTTCCGTGCCCGCACTGCGGCCATGAACAGACGCTGGAATGGGAGAACTTCCTCTCCAACCTCGACGAGAAGCATCCGGAGAAGGCCTGCTTCTCCTGCACCGGTTGCGGCGGGCTGATCGAGGAGCATCACCGGACCGACATCGTCGCGGCCGGCCGCTGGCATGCCCAGGCGCCCGAGAACCGGCGGCACCACCGCTCGTTCCACATCTGGTCGGCCTATGCGCCGACCCAGAGCTTCGAGCGCCTCGCCCGTGAATGGCTGAAGGCCAAGGGCGATCCGGAGACCGAGCGGGTCTTCATGAACGACTCGGTCGGTCGCGCCTGGCGCGCTGCCGAGGACGCGCCGCCCTGGAAGGACCTGCGCGAGCGGGCCGATTCCGGCGGCCACAGCCAGGGCACCTTGCCCGTGGGTTTCCCGGTCGTGACGATCGGGGTCGACTGCCAGAAGGACTTCGTGGTCTGGCAGATCGTTGCCTGGGCCCGCGATCGCCGCCGCGCCGTCATCGACTGGGGCAGCATCCAGGGGCACATCTCGGAGCCTGCGACGCAGGCGGCGCTCGATGCGCT